ACTCCAGGTCACTGGTCGAGCCGTAGCGCTCGTAACCGATGCGAACCACCTGCACCCCGGGCATATTGACCCAGGTCTTGCGCAGGCCTTTGATGGCCAGATAGCGCTCGGACAGGCTCATGCGATGGTGGTAGCCATCCAACAGCCACTTGTTGCCCGCCGCGTCCAGGCCAATGACGGCAATGGCGGTGCGGTCGCTGCCGCGCTTCTTGCTGGATGCCGGGTCGCAGAGGATATAAACGTTGAGGGTTGCCGGTCGCACATCCTGGAAGCGCAGCCAATCCTTCTGGAACAGCGCGTTGTTGCCGGCTGCCGGGTTCTGCAGCATCTGGGCAGCGAGTACGCTGGCGATCTGGGTTTTCTTCTTCTCTTCCCACACTGCTGGCGGGATAAACACGGACTTGCCGTCGCGGGTGCCATCGTCTGTGGCCGGGTAAATGCGCGGCTTGACCGCACCCATGTCCAGCATCGTCTGATAACTGTCGCCATACGAGTAGCGCGTGCCGATGTGCCAGGCTCTCGATCGGCCATCCTCGCCACGGGCGCCCAAGTTGTCGGACAGGCTCCACGCCTCCGTCGTCTTGGCCACCATGTCAGGCGATGTCACCGACTCCAGCGTTACCACGTCATCATAGACGCGCAACAGGTAGTGACGACCGGTCGGCTGGCCATCCACCAGGCCATGGCCTTCGACTGTGGCTTCCTTGGGGTTGCCCTGGCGCTTGACGACGATGCCGCCATCCTCCGACCAGCGGGGGGAGTCCCGCTTGGGGTCTGTCCAGAGGGTCTCGGGATAGAGGTTTTTGAGTAGCTCGTTGCTCTCCAGCTCGTACTTGATCTGCCGGAGAAAGCTGCGGGCGGTGCCCTTGTTGAACGAGAATATGCCGATGGTGATCTCGGGATTGTTCAGGATTTCCTGGATAATGCCGGCAAAGGTTATGAGGCTACTTTTTCCGTGCTCTCTCGCCCACAGGTCGAGGTAGCCGTCCGTATTAGCCTCAACCTCACGACAGCGGGCGTAAATCCACGGGTGCTGCAAGTCTTTACGCCTCAGCAGCCTAGTAACCAGAAAAAAACGATCCTTACGGCCAAGTTCGGCGATATTGGAAGCGTCCAGCCGCCCAGACGCATACGCTTCGGCGTAAAAACACTGCGCCTGCGCCATTGTTGTCGTCGGCTCGTGCAGCCACTTGATCGCGTCCGCGAGCGTCATGCCGCCGCCCTCCACTCTCCTGGGAGCTTATCGGACTTACTCCTATTGCAAGAAGGGCAAAGTAGCTGCAAATTGTCTGGAGAATTCTTCCCCCCTTTGGAAAGCGGGAAAACGTGATCCACATGGAATCCGGTATCTTCAAAACCCTTGCCACAAGCGGCGCATTTGTTCTTTTGTGCCTCCAACATAGTCAGCACATCGTATTTTGTGTAGTTTCCCTCTGCGCCATACGCCAATGCTCTGCGCCTGGCGATTATTATGCGCATTTCCTCTGGGTGTTCTTTCGCCCACTTGCGACACATTGCGCGGTGCTTCTCAAGATTTAGCTCGCGCCACGCTCTGTTTTTTGCAAGCGCACCTTCTTTGTCGTTCTCGTAACGTAATTTTCGTTTTGCCCGCTTTTCTTCTTTGTTGTTCAGGTAGTCGAGACGAAGTCGCTCTTTCTCACGCGCCTTGACCCCTGGTTTGTTACGCCAAGCCTGCGCGATTACTTTTCTGCAGGTTTTGCATTTTGAGTATTTGCCATCCGGGGAGCATGAGTTCCGGGGGAAGCAGTCAAACGGCTTTGTCTCGCCACAGGTACTGCATCTCTTGGTTTCAGACATCTTTGGCCCTTCCGACGATGTCTGAAAAATCCAACGCTACCGAGACCGTGCTATCCGTCTGGAATTTTTCGCCCGGCTTATTGGCCAGGTTCAGATCTTTTTCGTCACGCCATCCGCATACATTCTTTGCGGTGAAGATTGCGAACGATCCGTGATAGGCTCCGGCTAACGCTCCCTCTTGCAGGATAGATTCTTGCAATGTTAGCGCTCGCTTATAGGCTTCGGAAAAGTCTGGATGAACGGCAGCCCATTCAATCAGCGTGTCTCGGGCTACATCAAGCTCATCAGCAAACCGCGCCATCGTCGGAAAAACATTCGGCACGTTCTGCGTGCTACCGTTTGCCAGTGTGACCTCGCGATACGGAGAGCGCTTGAAATACGCAACAAGCCGCTCACAGTACTCAGGCTTATATTTCGTTGGGCGACCGAAAACGTAGCCCTCGGGCTTCGGCTTGATGGGTGCAGGTGTCTTTTTGCTCATAGTGCTCGTGACACTACCGCACCCCCGCCTGATTACCCCTCAGTCCTCCTCGTCATCGTGAAACGCTTTCCCGCGCACCAGGCGAGCCTTTACGATCAGGACAGGCCTCGGCATCATCCATGCCGGATAAAGCGCCCTGGGCGCCATGGCGGGGCGGTAGCGGGCAAACCTGCGCACCCGGTAGCACTGATCTTTGCGTTCGCCCTCGCTGACCGTCACATCACCACGCGCTGCCAGCCTCGCCAGTGCCCAGATGGCACGCTGTGGCGGCCAGCCGAGTAGTAGCGCCACCTCCCGCGCAGTCAGTGGCAGGCTGGCCGCCCGCAGGTGATCCAGTACCGCTTGCTCCGCTGACTCCAGTGCTGCCTGCTGTCGCTTCATCGTCAGTGTCTCCGCCCAAGGATCACGCGTTGGTAGTCGTCCCGGCACCCCCCATCGCAGAATCTGCGCTCCTGTCCGATCTCGTTGTCGCACCACAGGCACTTGCCGGTTGCCGGCGGGGTCTCCAGCCCAGTGGATGCCCGGATGCGATCAATCGCCGCGTCGATCAGTGTCGCGCTGCTTGCTTCTGCCACGTCTGCCTCATCTGCCATGTTCGATCTCCTCTATCCTGAGTTTCACTGCCTGTAAAAGCCTGTCTTGCCCTGCGTTCTTGGGGTCGAGTGACGCCAGCACAGCGCCCTCGATCGTGTTCTGGACAATCGGCACGTGGATGAAAACCGGCGACTTCCGGCCAGGCCGGTGCATCCGCTTGTTCCACTGCAGCCAAAGTTCCAAATCATGAATGGGGCCAAACCAAACCCCGTGCCCGTCGTTGAACTGAAGATTCAAGCCGTGCGCCCCGTTCGCCGGGTGCAACAGCAGCATCTCGATCTCGCCGTTGTTCCAGCGCTCCTCGGTGTCCGGACTGTCATCAAGGGCAACGGCATTCGGAAATCGCGCCCTGATCCGCTCCAGCTCATGCTGGAACCAGTAGGCCACCAGCAGCGGGGCGCCGTTCAGGCTATCCACCAGCTCCTCAAGGAAGTCCAGCTTGACGTCATGGATGTGGTGCGCCACCCCGTGCTCGTCATAGACCGAGCCGGCGGCAATTTGCAGCAGCTTTCCTACCAGGACGCCGCGATTCACCGCCACAGCGTCGGAAGACTCAAGCTGAAGCAGGCAATCGCGCTCCATCGTGTTGTAAGCCTGGCGCCCTGCTCCTGTCAGCTCCAGCGGCACGACGTTGAATGTTCTCTCAGGCAGTTGCACCACATCCTCGGGAAGCAGGCTGACGCAGATGTCCGACACCTTCGCGAAGATTTCCTCCTCGGCGCCTGGTTTTGGCACCCACTCGAAAACCTGCAGGCGACCATGCGCGTCCTTGCCGTGTCTGCCGGCGTTGAAGTAGCGATCCCGGTACTCTGTCAGCGTGCGGCCAAGTCTCTCACCCTGATCCAGCAGGTATATCTGCGCCCAGAGATCCAGAAGGCTCTTTGGCCGGGGGGTTCCTGAAAGCTCAACCAGTCGGCCAAGCAGTCCGTGCTTGCGAAGTACCTTGACGGCCTTGAATCGCTTGGATTCCTGATCCCGGAAACCGCTGGCCTCGTCGATCACCACCATGTCATAAGGCCAGTGTTTCCTGCCCAGGTGTTGCACCAGATGCACCAGGTTGTCCCGGCTGATCGTGTGGATCGGCTCGTCGGTCAGGAAGCTCTCGGGACGTGCGGCAGGTATCAGGCGCTTGACTGTCGCGGTCTTGCCTTTGCGCTTGATCTCGACCTCTTTTCGGGAAAAGCCGAAGTCCTCGGCCTTGATCACACGACAGCGCAGGGGGCTGAAATCAGACCAGCGCTTGATCTCGCCCGTCCAGGTGTTCATGGCCACGCGCTTCGGGCCAACCACCAACACCTTCGAGACATCCAACTCGTCCAGCATCCGGGAGACTGCGGTCAGCGTTACAGCGGTTTTTCCCGCGCCCATGTCAAGCCAAAGACAGCTAAACGGATTTTCTTGGATGTGCTGAACCATTCGCCTTTGGTAAGGGCGCAGAGTTAGTTTCTCAGCCACGATCCATCACCCTCCACAAGATCCTCTCAACGCCCTCTTGCGTGTATGCCCAATCAGCAACCTGGCCCAGCTTGCGCATGTCGCGCATGAATTTCAGTTGCAGCGGGGTCGGTTCTTCGCCGAGTCGTTTCAGCTCCAGAAAAGCCGGCGCCAGGTTGGGGAGAATGATCAGCCGGTCAGAGACTCCAGCCGTGCCGGGCGAAACAAATTTCAGACAGCGGCCCCCCATCGCCTCGACACGGTCGCGGAGGTAGTCTTCCAGGTTTGCCTCTTTCGGAGTGAATGTCAGCACGTCGCCTCCAGGAGACGAGGAGACAGGAGACAAGCCAGCCAGCTACATACGTGCACGTAAACATCAATGTGTGTTTTATCTCTGCGCATTTGTTTCTCTCTTCTATATAACTCTAATCTTGTCTCCTACTTGTCTCCTGATACTGTAAAACCAATAAACACAAGGCTTACAGCAGGAGACAAAGCAGGAGATAAGGCTGGAGACGAGACGGCCTTATCTCCGGTTTTTCACTTCAGAAACGCCTCGTCGAACATGGACGCGTCCAAAATTTCGCGAAGCGTCTTTCTTGTCACCTGCTCGTCACCCTCAAAACTGGAGACGAGCGTCTCTCTGACCCATATTCGTCGCATATCCCCGTCCCACTTTATGCGGTCAAAAAATACGAACCCCGCCCCCTGCAGCATCTTGTGGAGGGTGGTTGTGAAGACTTGACTGCCGGTTTTTTCCCTCACGACATGCGCCAGATGTGACGACGAAATGACATCCCTGGTGACCCCGTGGTAACCGTCAGCGATCACATCGTCCAGGGCGTTGTGTGTGTCCGATTTACACAGCTCGATGACGGCTTTCTTGGCTGCAGTCATGGGGGCGTGTCCGTTCGGGCTGAACTCGCTGCAGAACTGTCTCTCCAGTAGCTTCTTACGGAGTGCCCCAGCGCAAACCTTGATGGCCTCCACCAGTCTCAGGTAATACCCTGCATCTTTCAGTCTCTCGACCTGCTCCGGAGTCGGCGCAATGCGTAGAACCATGTAGCGCTGATCCTCCGCAGTGAGCGGCAGCCCGGTCGCAAAGTTCGAGAAAAGCAGGTAGTTCGTGACGTTGATGGTCTTGAATGAGGATTCACCTTTTCTCTCGACCCGGATGGTTTCGTTGGTGATCATCGGCTTGAGCTTGTTGTCGGTCTCTCGGGCGGATGTGTCGGGCACAAGAACCTCCTCGATCACCACGACAGCGGCCTCGTTTGACCAGCCGGTAAAGGAGGACTTGACCACCTCGGCGGCGGGCACAAGGGAGACGTTATCCGGCCCCATCGTGGCTTCAAGGAGCTGCTGGAATATGGACTTGCCCGCCCGTGAGGTTCCGTACATATAGGGAGACCACCGGATCTTGCGACCGGGGAACTGAACGTTGTGGGCGATCCAATCCAGGAACAGGTCGGCCTCGCGTTGATCCGGCAAGAGCAGCTTGACGTGGTCAAGCACCAACTGCCAGCCGGCCTCCTCGGAGTCGGTCAATACTGGCGGGACGGCGGGGACATTGGCATCGCT